TTGGAGATGAAAAGTTTGATAGTGTTGTTAATAGGATATTGTTTTTTGATCCTACTCAACCTCACCATAGCACTTCTACTACTGATGTAAAAAGAAGAGTAAACATTAACATTAATTATCTATAGGATTAAGAAATTGGAAGAACACGAAAATCCGTCTACAACTTCAACTCCACTAAAGGAACATCATCCTTTAAGTTGGTATTTGAAGTGGGCCTCATCTATTGTTCTAATCTTCGCAATGATTGCAACAACAAATGATCTATATCCTTGGAATATGTTTCTACAAACTGTAGGTGTTGCTGGTTGGTTGTGGGTTTCTATTATATGGAATGACAGAGCTCTTATAATTGTAAATGCAGTTGCAGTTGCAATTTTTCTAAATGGTATCGTAAACTGGATGATGAAGGTAATATAATGGTTAAGAAAAAGAAGATTGAAGCGACTACTGATAACAGTGGATGGGTAGAACCTAAAAGAAAAAAGGTTCGTAAACCACGTAAACCCATGACTGAAGAACAGAAACAAGCTGCAGCTGCTCGTCTTGAAAAAGCAAGAGAAGCTCGTGCTGCAAAAAATCCAGATTATGGTCAATCAGGTATTCATGAGAGTTTACGCAATCTTCCAGAAGACCATCGTGCTCATCCAAAGAAAGTTAGAAAGTGGATTAAGACACAAAAAGAACTTGCTGCATCTGAAAGAAGGTCAGTAAAACAGGGTGTGAAGGGTGCTTATTCAAAACAATGTTATCACGAAGGATACATTAGAAACCTTGTTAAGTATTTACGAGATGGTGATTATGTAGATAGTTTCTATGGTGAGTACATGGAACAAAAAACTACTAGGAGATGTGTAGCACTTGCGTATGATGATAAAGGAAATCCTAAAAGAGATGTAGGAGTGTTTTATCCTGATATGGGGTGTAAATATACAAAAGAGATGTATAATGATGATCATGGTATCATTGAAGAGGCACCAAAAAAGAAAAAAAGAAAGAGTAAAAAATGACAGCAGATGTTATCACTGGGCCATGGAAAAAGGTTGACCAAACTGAAAAAGAACTAGAGAAAGCTAAGCTTCTTGCAGAGTGTGATTCTATTGCGAGTGAGTGTATGGTATCTGTTCTACAAAATTTAGTTGAAAATGGAATGGCCCCAGAAGACCCTGATGATGAAAACATTGCATATATAATGTTTCTGTCAGAAATGTTAAAAGCAGTAACTTATGCAAATGCAGATATAGATCATCCATTTCAAGATATGGTTCATCTTCTAACAGCAAGAGATGTGCTACCAGACAATACTAAAGAATTTTACGTAGATTATGATACAGTTAAAAATGTAATTAACTACTTACAAGAAAGTGAAACAGAGAAAGACCCAGCATGATTTTAGTTGATATGAGTCAGATATCATTAGCCAGTATGATGATGCATCTGAATATGAATAAGACCACCAAACCAGATGAGGCAATGGTGCGTCATATGATACTTAATTCTCTAAGAATGTATCGTAGTAAATTTAAAGAAGAATTTGGAGAACTTGTTCTCTGTTTCGATTCTCGTCACTACTGGAGGCGTGACCACTTTCCAAACTATAAGGCTGGTCGTAAGAAGAGTAGGGAAAGTTCTAATCTAGATTGGGATGCAATATTTGGTTGTCTCAATGAGATTAAACAAGAACTAAAAGACTATTTTCCCTATAAACATATTGAGGTTTATGGTGCAGAGGCAGATGATGTAATTGCTGCATTGTGTCTTGAACTTGAATATGATAATGGAAAGACTCTAATTCTTTCTGGAGACAAAGACTTTATTCAATTACACAGATTTACTAATGTATCTCAATATAGCCCTATCACTAAGAAAATGATTAATGGTTATGATCCGTATCAATATTTAGATGAGCACATTCTTAAAGGTGACACAAGTGATGGAGTTCCAAATGTCTTATCACCAGACAATACATTTGTTGATGGGTTACGACAAAAGCCTCTAGGTAAAAAGAAAATTGCAGAGTGGACAGGTGAAATTTTGATGCCTGTAGAAATGGCCATACCAGATGGTGAAGTGAAACGTAATTTTCAAAGAAACCAGCAGTTGATAGATTTGTCTAAAGCACCAGAGGAAATTTTTATGTCTTGTTTGAGAGCATATCAAGAAGCTCCAGATGGTGATCGTAGCAAACTACTAAATTATTTTACAAAGAAATCAACAATTGATAGATTTGTCTAAAGCACCAGAGGAAATTTTTATGTCTTGTTTGAGAGCATATCAAGAAGCTCCAGATGGTGATCGTAGCAAACTACTAAATTATTTTACAAAGAAGAGATTGAAGAATCTCACAGAATCCATAGGAGAATTTTGACATGGACTTACTAATATCTGAAATCTTAGATAAAGTTTCTAAGGTAAAATCAAAAAAAGAAAAGGTTTCTTTTCTTAAAGAACACGATTCCGATGCTTTACGTATGGTGATTAAATCATCTTTTGATCCTAAAATTGTATGGCTTTTACCAGAAGGGGAAGTTCCTTATGAGAAAAATGAAGCACCAGAAGGCACAGAACACACAAATCTTCATGGTGAAGCACGAAAGTTATTTCATTATCTAGAAGGTGGTAATGCAGACTTGACACAGAATAAACGTGAAAGTATGTTCGTTCAGTTACTAGAAGGGTTGCATGAGTCTGATGCTGAGGTGCTTGTTTCTGCAAAGAATAAAGAGTTGCATCGTAAATTCAAAGGCCTTTCTGATAATGTGGTTAAAGAAGCATTTGATTGGAATGAAAACTACATGAAAGTTGATGGATATCCTCAAGGAAATCGTATGGCATCTGCCTAAATTTCATAAAGGATATTGACTATTATACTTTTTTGTAGTAATATAATAGTATGAATAGACTAGCAGATGCATTAAGAGAGTATAAAGAGCTTCATCAGAAGATTACAGCCTTAGGTAATGTTGAAAAACGTAAACCATTTAGTCTGCAATCTGATTTAGATTATATTGAAGAACTCAAGCTTGATAAACTGACACTTAGAAAAGAGATAGAAACTCTTCGCCGTAAATAAAATTAAAAAAAGTTTAGTTTCTCAATGAAATCAAAGACTTATAAGGCCACTTTTTTTCATTTTTTTGTTGACAAACCTTATTTTGCCCTGTATACTAATAATATAATCAAGAGAGAGAGAGAAAACAATGATTAATTATTTAGATGCTTACAATGGTGGAATTCGGATGTATGCCGGAGTTGGAAACCTCAAAGGTTGGTCGAAGACTGCAAAAGGTGTTGCATATACCTTAAAAACTTGTGGAATTGCAGAAACCATGATGGGTTCTAGTTCTATGGATTTTGCATCAGAAGAAGGTTTTGAAACCGATGATGGTGCAATGTTGTTGTTGAAACGTGCTTTGGAGTTAGTATAATGACTGTTTATGTGAAAGAAAAAACCAAGAATATCATTGAAGGTGTTGATGCCATGAAAAGGGCAATGATTGCCGACTATGGTGATTGGGCAAGTGGCCCACTTAAAGGTGACGAAATTGCTCTAAGGATGTGGGATGAGTATGTTGATGGTTTCACTGTTGAGTACAATAATAAATATGTCAAGATTTCTGTAAATAATAGTGTGTCTGCATTTGTCGTTGCAGTTGATAACGACAAAAAGTTCAAAAAAGGCGACATTCTAAAACCTGCTGGTTGGAAAGCTCCTGCTAGAAACTTTGCTCGTGGAAACGTCTTTGACGGTGGTTATGAAATTCGTTGGACAGGAGCTTAATATGGAAACGATTAAAAGCACAATAGGTATTGTTCTTATTTTTGGAATGGGTTATGCTGCATTAGTAGCATTTTAAAATGAAAAACATTGATGATGAATTTATCATGTTTGTTGTAGGAATGTCAGTGTTTGCTGTCTGGTTTTTCGCTGTAATGGTTTTATTTCAATGAACCCTACTGAACTAATTACAGCAGGACTACTGTTCCTTAGTCCTGCTTTTGCCACAACAACAAACAATAAAAGTGACTCTGTAGAGTGTCTTGCTCTTAATATGTATCATGAAGCCAGAGGTCAAGGTAGTGCTGGACTTCTTGGTGTATCTTCTGTTGTCTTAAACAGAGTAAAGGATAGAAGATTTCCAGATACAATTTGTGGAGTTATATATCAAGGCCCGACAAGAGAGAGTTGGAAGACTCGACAAACTCCTGATCCTAATGATGCTACCTTCTATCCTGTAAAACATCGTTGCCAGTTTTCTTGGTATTGTGATGGTAGAAGTGATGAACCAAGAGACAAGAAAACTTATAAAAGGTTATTGACAATCTCTAAGTCTATAGTATATAATACTATTAACTTCGTAGATATTACAGACGGAGCTACTCATTACCATGCTGACTATGTAAAACCAGCATGGGCAAAAGTTAAAACGAGAACGACAAGAATAGGTAATCACATATTCTATCGTTGGGAAAGTGGACAAAAAGGTGGGCCAGTTGAGTAATTTTAGGTTTATTGAACGCAATGTGGACGTAAAAAATATTGTCCAACAAGTGCTAGATAATCCTGATGATTGGGGTGTTGCTGGTAGTATTAAAGGTGCTGCCGGTGATCTACAACCATATGGCTTTTTACCTTTGATGATGGCCGTAGTTAATGATACTGATCGTGGTGGTTTTGGTAATCCTAAAAATACTGAACTTCAACAGAAGACTCCACTATGGTCAAAGTATACACAGATAAGAAGGTTTCTGAAAAGTTATAAACTTCATAATCACTCACGGGCTGCATTTTTTAGATTGAGGCCAGGGGATACTGTGGGTTGGCATATAGATGATGGGACATATTATCACTCAAGAGATAGATATCATTTGTCTTTGCAGGGCATATACAAATATTGGGTTGGTGATACGCCTGATGATCCAGATGCAGAAATGCACATTATTGAGCCGGGCACTTTCTTTTGGTTTAATAATAAAAAATATCATAAAGCACTAAACATTGGTGACGTAGACAGATTAACTTTTGTTTTTGACGTACCACACAGCAAAAGGAATCCGTAATGAAAGAATTATCAGAATATTTTGGCTCAGAGAAATACAGTGATCGAACTGCAAAAGTTCTATGGGATGATTCTAAAAAAGAATACTTTGTAGATATGAAAAGAGATGGATACTCTGAGATACGTAGTATGTCAAGACACAGTGAACGGTATGCCGAAGACTGTGCAGAAAATTTTGTAATGGGATATGGAGAATTTAATCGATGAACTTAAAATATTCAAAAGATGTAGTGAGTGACTATGATAATCTAAGTGATGGTCGTAAAAAATATATCATAAGGCGTTCTAAGAAAAAAGGTGTTACTGTTTCTGAATATCTTTTAGAGAAATATGGTCAATGAACATCTTCTACCTTGATAAAGACCCTATAATTGCAGCTCAAATGAGTTGTGATAAACACGTTGTGAAGATGATACTTGAGTCTGCTCAGATGTTATGTAGTACACACCGTGTTCTTGATGGTGATGAGATTGCAGACTCTAAGGGTATGTACAAGATGGCTCACAAAAACCACCCAAGTACTATTTGGGCTCGTTCTAGTGTTCAAAATTACATTTGGTTATGGAGACATATGACTGCTCTTATGAGAGAGTACACACATCGTTATGGAAAGAACCATGCAACTGAAAAATTGAAAGAGTGTCTTGCTCGAACTCCTACCAATATTCCTTATGGGGGCAAATTTACTGATCCACCACAATGTATGCCAGAAGAATGTAAGGGTGAGGACACAGTGCTTGCATATCAGAAATACTATATAGTAGAGAAGTCAGGATTTGCACGTTGGACTAAACGTCCAGTGCCGGAGTGGTTTAATGGTGGGACATCTAATGGAAAGAGAACCGTATTGGGATTACATGGGAAGAAGATTACGTGAGGATAGGTCGAACATGACAGCTATAGAAACTGATATGGCTCAGTTAACAGAGTCTTATTATGGTACATTAATTAAATTAAAATCACTTGCAGAACATAATGAAATGCTCATTAAAAAACTAGAAAAATTAGGTTATGACCCTAGACAATTAGAAATGGATATATGATGAAAGAACTAATAATTTTAATAACGATGTTTTTTGCAGAGGGCCCAGCAGTTTATCCTAACTCTGTGGCAATAGATTCTCGTTATGGTGAACCTTTACGTTTCGCAACAATGGAAGCTTGTTTTGATCATGTTGATGAACATCTTGAAGCACTAAAAGACTATGCAAAAACTGTCTATCCTAATGCAGTTGCAGTAAAAACAATTTCTTGTGTTACTAAGTCAGAGTATAGTGTATTTAAGGGTGCTGGTGTGTAATGCCTACGTATATTTTTAAAGATATGAGTACAGGTGAAGAGTTTCAAGATTTTATGTCTATAAATGAAAAAGAAACTTATCTACAAACTAATACCAATATTGTACAGCTACCCAATACAATAACTTTTGTTGGGGATCACATTATGGGTGTAGGCCCTAAAAATGATGGGGGATTTAATGAACGTATGAGTCAGATTGCATCTGCTCATCCAAACTCGCCTTTAGCAGATAGATATAAAACAGGTGAGTCTCACAAGAAACTAAAGACAAAGGAAGTGATAAGAAAACACCAGAAAAAGAAACCGTTGGTCACTAAATAAATATGGTGCGGGCGAGACATCAAACTTCAGCAATGGATGCACAGTATCTACGCAAGCTGGGAAGTCAATCCGCCCATGCATCAGGGAGAGGGGGCGCCTGGGAGCCCTCTCTCTCACTCTTTTAAAGTAAGGTATATCATGGCAGCAAAGAAAAATAAAGAAATCAATCACAATAGTTTAGTTACTATTAAACCAATTACTGAAAATCAGAAACAAGTTTTTGCATCTTGGAAGAAAGGT